ATTTCAATATATATGATAATTTTCCAACAACTGTAAATATCATTGCACGTTGTTTTTATATTAACCCGACAAGTGGTAATGTGATTCAAGTTGGGGGTGATTATAGGTTAGCACCCGCAACGGATAGTGTTGATAATTTTTTATTTGATGCATCTGAAGTTTATAACAATTTAACCAAATGGCGTTTATCGGATTGGCAAGGCAATGTGGAATATGGCCACACGTGGTCAAATAGTTATGATGCGGGAATATATTGGCAAGGAATTGCAACGTTTGAATGTTATGTTAAATTTTTTCAAGAAGAATTGAATACAACAACCGGTTTGGTTGAGGTTGATTATAGCAATTTTGTTGAATCGAAACGGTTTTATGTTCACGAGGGTTGCCCGGAAACAAGTTGGTTACGTGGGGTTGTGCAAAGCAATGGAAACTTAAATTCTAATAATGCGTTGCAATACTTTAGGTCATATTTAACAAACGGAAGATATGGCCGTTGGTTGACCAATTACCCAATTACACAAGATGCGATAAATAGAACGTTTAGTGATGTAACCATTCATGAAAATGAACGTTATTTGTTGTGGACATTGGTTAAAAGTGATGGAACGGAAACAATATGCAAACAAAAATTGGTTTTAAATACATTCGACGGCATAAACTTATTAGAAACCCGCGATTGGATTGTTTTGGATCAAGGTTTGGGATTTGTGATTGACCATTTATTTAGTGTGTCCGTTGGTTTTCAAGACATAAAAGATTGTTTTACCCCAACAACAAACGAAGGAACAAATTGGGAAAATGTAACAGATTACAAAATAGCGTGGCAATTATGTTCGTTAGACGGAACAGATTGCGACGATTGTAATGTAAGCGCAACAATTTATCGGTTTAAAGTTAAACGGGGTTGTGTTGGTAAGGGTTATAAAAGATTTGCGTTTAAAAACATGTTAGGCGGTTATGATTTGGTAAGTTCATTTGGTAGTGTAGTCGAAAAAAATAAAATAACCACAAACGATTATACAAAAACAACGGGGTTTTTTGGTTGGGACAATGCAATGGATTATGGTCGTATAAATTATCAATCCGACCAAGAAGAAATTACCGAAGTTGTAACACACCCCATGCGGGTTAATATGGCACAACATTTTGCGGAAATGTTTAATTCAACCGATGTTTATTTAAGGGTTGACAATGATACATCAAAAAAAGTTGATGTTCCGTCAATAGCAACTCAAAACGAAGAACAACCGCATTATTTTATTCCTATTAGAATAATACCCGGCACGTTTGAAACAACAAGAACAACAAACGGTTTTGTAAAACTTAAATTTAGTTTCCAAAAATCTATTAACCAAAGAAACCCACGAATGTAATGGCACAAAAAATTCCTAACATACAATTTTTGATTGTTGATGCAATTACCAAAGATGTTGTTGGTGATTTAGAAATTGCGGACGCAACTAATTTTCCAATTGCATTAACATATACAATTAAAGACATACAAGACCCCGAAAGTTCAAAAGGTAGTTTTTCCAAAACATTCCAATTACCCGCAACAAAAAAAAATAACACAACTTTAAAAAACTTATATAGTGATTCATTATATAATGCGTTTCAATATATTGAAGGAAACGACGCACAAATATATGTTGACGGTTTGTTGGTTTTAGAAGGGAAATTTCAAATAAAAGGAACGGTTTATAAAGGTGTTCCCCAAAGTTATGATGCCGTTGTGTTTGGTGACAATTATAGGTGGGTCAATGCGTTAAGTGAATTAAACATGTGCGAAGTTGATTTTGATTCGGCCGATTTGTTTCCATTAGCACCAAAAATCGCCGAGTTTAGTAAAGATGCAATGGAAAAAACATGGTATTTTCCAAAAGCCGGTGACACCGTTAATGGAGAACAAACACATATTGTTTATCCATTAATTAATACGGGTAAGTGGAACAACGTGGGAACAAGTGGATATGCGTGGGTTTCACCGTCAGACATGACGCCGAGTTTCTTTTTATATAATTTAATAAAAGTGATATTTGGCGCACAAGGTTACACGGTTGAATCGACATTTATGGAAACGGATTGGTTTAAAAAACAAATTAGTGTTTTACCAAAACAAGAATTTGTGAATAGTGATGAATTAGTTGAATTATTTTCTTTTGAATACGAATCAGATAGTCAAACAAATTATAAACAACCAAGTCAATATAACACAAATCCAAGTTATAATTTTTTTCACGGTGCAATTATTAATTTGGTTTTAACATGTCCGACATGTGACCCGAGCAACTTAATAACAACACAAACACACACACCACATTTTGATGTTATAACACCGGCCGGAATTAACAACATGATTAAAACAGAAATGCCAACCGTTGCCGGGTGGTTTTGGGGTGCGTATGGTTTGCGTAACGATTGTGAAGCACGTTTGCCATATTATGAATCAAATCCATGTGGAAGTGGAAACACATACGTTGGCCACAATTGGGGTTGTGTTTTAGAAGACATGATTGGAACGGCAACACCATACACACAACAAATAACAATCGATGCTTTTCAAACACCATTTTTAGGACAATATGTTTTTAATGGCAAAGTAAGGGTTGAAATGGATAATGATTATGCGTTAAATTCTAATATATGCAACCTTGATCCGGGTGGTCAACCCGGTGTTCCAAGCGGGTGGAATTGCGGAACGGGTGAAGGTGGTTCACAAATGCAATGTTCACAATCAATAATGGGTGAAGTGTTTTATGGTGGTTTAACTTATGTTGCTAATTTATATTTGGTTCACCATAGGGAATCGACCGGCCGTGACCACGTTGTGGTGGTTGATTCACAAAGATTAGATGCGCAATCAATACCAAATTATGGAAGTTATAACACCACATGGCCTTATTTGTTTTGCAATAATTATCAATTACCGCCAACACTTGTTCCCCCTTCAACCGATGTTTATAATTTGATATTTGATTTAGATTTTGACAATGTTACGTTGGACATTTTAGGTGTAAATGACAAGGTTTATTTATACACGGAAGTTACGGCCGAATGGCAATCATATTCAACCGCAATTGGCGGACAAGACGGCGGTGCGGTTACATTAACACAAATGAAATACCGTGTCAAAAATAGTGCATTTAGTGGCAATTTATCACCCGGCCTTGTTTCGGGTGGTTCAGTTGATTTGGCAAAATTGTTGCCATGCGACATTTCACAACTTGATTTTATTACCGGTTTAACGGGTGTTTACAACCTAATGTGGGAAAGCGATGAAAATAGTAAAGTTGTAAAAGTT